TCTCGTTCTCTTGATTTGCCTTCTGAACTCTTTTTAGTTCGAATCCGAACGCTTTAAACAAATTGTTATCTGCCATAATATCCTCTTACTTAATAAAAAAGGGGGTGGAGAACCACCCCCATTCATATACTTATAATACCATTAACTAGTGGTATCTGACTCCCAATATTGAACTTGGAATTCTACTGTATACTCTTCGATAGCGTCATTGCTTTCGTAACTTACATCGATTGCCGCAACATTTGTTGGGAAACAACCACGGAAGTTGTACGTCTTCAATACCGAACCGTCTTTATCTAATTGATCGACAATAAGATCTGCTTGGTAAGCGACAGGGTTAGTGATACCCGTGTTGGCGCTGTGACCATTCATACCGTTCATCCACTTTTCCATGGCGTTACGTGTACCGAAATCAGTATCGTTCAATATAGTAACTGTCCAAGGTTCGAATGTACGATCCCCTGCAAGTTTCAATTGACGACCACGGAACGGAACTTCGATTACCGCCATGATAGATGCTGGTAACTGAGCTGCCTTACATAGGAAAGAGGTTATTTCAACATCTCCACCGGCATATGCAGGGAAGTTAACAGTTGCACGGAATAAATTTGGACGCGCACCGCCACCTTTTAGTTTTGCTTTAAAATCGTCTACTCTTAATGACATGATTATTCCCCTTATACTGTGCCGACTACTTCTTCAAATTCAACACCAGTTCTTACAGCTACGAAGTTTAGAGTTACGTAGTTGATTGAACGTGCTGGTTTGATGAAGCAAGTTGCGATGAATTCGTTGCGGTCAACAACTTCTGCTGTATTATTTGTGTCATCACAAACAACGCGGAAGTCGGTGATACCACGCCGACCCTGAATTTCCCGTAGGAATGGTTCTACAATGTTTACGAACTCTGCACGAGTAAACTCATCGTTGAATTCGAACATTACGTTTTCCCCTGCTTCACTAATTGCTCTTTCGATAACTAGGAATAATCTACGTACGTTAATACGGTCGAATGCAGATGGACGTGCTTGGTGAGTCTTGTCACCATATAGCATTACACCTTGGCCTGGGATACTTACAATTGGATTGATTCCATTCTTGTAAAGTTTATCACGCTCGGTTTTGCTAGGATTAATCAATAGTTCAGTAACACCTACGTACTGACCGCGGCGTGAACCTGCTGGTGAGTACCAAGGAGCAGAGACTGCGTCTGCAGCTGCCATAACACCTGCTGTTGAGGATGCCGCTGGAATGAACTCGTACTTATCTTGATATTTGTTGTAAACCTTAAACCAGTTTCCGTCAACGATCAAGTAAGAAGAATCTTGATTAAGAGTGGTCTTAATGTATTCTACCATACTATCAGCATCACCTGATGTTGGAGAGATTACTGTAACACAATCTTTGCGAGAAGTAGCGATTTCAACGAGTTTCTGATGAATAGTTTGTACTGAACCCTGACCACCAGCTGGTGGGATTAGGAAGTCGATTTGGATAGCTTCTTTGTTTAAGAAAGCGTCATATGCAGAGACATATTCAGTTACAGTCCCAACTGGATTTCCATCGGAACCACCTGTCAATTCAGAGGTTCCAGCTGCTGGAACTCCGGATACGGTAATCCAAGAAGAATCCTTAGTAATAACGTCTGAGACAAAGTTGTTTGATCCGTTAGGGTTTTTAGCATTAGGATCAGTAGAAACAAATTCGTATGTTTCAACAACGTCTCCTAAGTCAGATCCTGAAACATAACCTAGAGTTACGATAACGTGAAGTTCATCACCTATTGGAGCTGCTGTGAAAAATCCTTCGAACTCCCAAGTATCAAAAGATGCGGCGTCTGCTACGGATACAGTTACTGTATCACCAAGAGCACCGAAGTACTTTGCTTCGAAAACGCTTGCAGAAGATTTTCTGTAGCCAAGAATTGCTGGGACTAGGGGTGTTACTTCAGTTCCGTCAGAATCTAGAACTGCTGGAACTTCTGGGATGTCTGGTCGATCTGCGCGAACTACAAATGCGCTTGAAGAGTATTTTAGGAAGTACGAAGCAGAGATAAAATCTCCTGCATACGCATCTCCTGCTAATGGGGATCCAAAAGTAGACGCCAATTCTGATTCATTGCCGATCAAGATTGGTGTGTTCACTGGGCCCCAATTAAATTCGCCTACAATAGCACCAGTAGTAGAAGTGACGGCAGGTACGATACCTGTGAGGTCAATTTCTCTTACTGTTACTGATGGAGACTCTGAAGATTTGAGAGTCATGATAGTGTCCTTCTTTAGTTAAGGTATAATAAGTTAAACATAATACGGAGATTTCTTTCAATGTATCTATTTATACTTTTAGTAAATTTACCAATTATCGGGCTCATATGTCGCCCAGTCCATACTATAGGGGTCGTATAACTCCTCTTTGGGAACATAGTCCGAACCATCATCGATGATCCCAAAGGGTGGTAAATCGTCCTCTATCTCCTTCATACGTTGATCGAACAGCATCTGCTTGATATTGACATTGGTCATATCGCCAAAAGATTGTGTCCCCACAAAGTAACCAAACATCACTAGATTCATCATCAAATCATCATGGTTACCATCAGAGGCTTCGTATGATGTTCCTTTGGACACAAAGGTAGATACCTCCATGATAGTATTTTCGTCAACAATATCGAGTTTATGATTCTCTATGATATCCTTGATTGAGGAACAACCCATCCGCTTTACTTTTCTGTCCATGCGGATACCGATAGCATCTGCTTTGATTGCAGACTCTAGGTGAATGTTCTCATATTCTAAATCTTGATATAGTCCTACGCACACGACCATACCTTGGTCATTGTTCTCAATAACAACATACGCTTCGTTATATACGTTAGCATATTTGTAAATCATGTTTGGATATAATATTGGGGATATCCTGTTGTTCCTGTACACACATACCTGTTTAAACGGTTG